TAAAGAGGTTCGTGCATAACTGTAATCTCAATACCATTTGGACCAATGTACTCCAAGAATTGACCTTTGAAAGTAAGTTTGTTACCAGACATTGAAATACGATTGTTATCTACAATTCTAGATTGTGATTCTGAACCTGTAGGAACAACTCTTACATAACCATAAGCCTTGTTCTCAAGAGCTTTAGAGAACTCAACCATACCATATTCACCTGTTCTTAGAACGAACTTACGTTTGTCCATAGGCAACTTGTTAACAGACAATCCTAACAATGTGTAAGTTAACCAGTCAATATCAAGTTTGTTGAAGTACTCAATATTTGAAGGATTCATTTGAGCACGAATACCAGCTCCTTGTTCAATTGTAAATCCTGAAGTATCTTTGTTAAGATAAGTGTTTTGCTCAGTCTTATTAGGAGTAGCAAACATATAATATCTGTTCTTCATTAAACGGAAACGAGCTTCCATTTCAAAGTCAGCATACTGCATCCAAGTAGTATATGTTTTACCGTCAGTTCCCATAAAGTCAAATGCCAATGGCTTATCAATCATGTTACCTGGACGAGTATCTTCTAAACGCATGTAGGTAAATGAATTTTGCATTGTCATTGGTGTTACATAGTTCATGCCTCCACCTTTGTTTGACATTGTACGAGTTACTGGGTTCCACTCTTTAGAGAAGCGTTTACCTGCTTGAAGTTCCTCATAAGGAACAAACAATGAAGTATCACCTGTCAAAAGTTCGCACTCATATACCCAATTAGTACCATCAGAAACTGGGTCTGATTTAATTTGGATAGGATAAAGTTCGTTCTTCTCACCTACGATCAACTCAGTATCATAGAAATATTGTTCTGGGAAGACTAACCAGAAACGAGAAACACCTACACCTGCTTTATCAGTAGATGAAATAGCAGATCCTGTAGCTGTTAAACGAGCCTCGATCAATGGTACATTCTTTTCAGAAGCACCTTGAAGTTTCCATTGGAAAGGAGTATCATCATCTAGATACAGAGCAGGAAATTGGTTTAGATAAGTATCTAAATCCATACCATGAGTCATGGTAAATACTTGAGAGATCAAATTACTCGCTTTTTGTGGTTGAATCATACCTAAATAACCAAGGTTATTTTCAGTAACCAAACCACCAAAGCTTTGGGCGTCTCTAATTTGTAAATTCGAAATTTTTGACATGTTTTATTAATTAATTGTTTTTAAAGTTTATAACGCATTTAATATATTCTTAGCTAATCCAGTTGCGCCTGCTTTAGCCGGTAATCCATTTTGTTTAGCTTCTACAGCTCTCTTTGCTGTTTTTTCAAACTCTGTAATAGCACTAGTTTTACCCTTAGCTTCTACAGTTTTAAACAACGAGTAGTCTTTCTCAAACACACCTTTCATTACTAAGTAATTTAAGGTTTTTTCAAAAGCAACCGGGTCTTTAGCTCTGATCTCTTGTACTTTAGATACAGGATAACCATCTGCTGTATATCCGATTGGTGTAGTCATTTGTTTAAATAACTCAGCTTGTTCTTTTTGATTTAGTTTAACACCAGGAATAATTTCTTGAGTGCCTTCTACATCTTTCTTTAAGTTGTCAATCTGCTCTTTTCTAGCTTTCTCTTCTTGAGCTCTAGCTTCTTTTGCAGCTTTAACAGCATTTTCTTTTTCTGCTTTAGTTAACTCTTTTAACTCTTCTAAAGCATTTTTTACTTCATCTCCTAACTCATCTAAGTCATCTAATTTATTGATCTCTTTTTCAATTTTAGAATCACTAAACTTAGTAGTTGATTTAAGATATTGAGTATAAATATTCTTTTGAATTTGTTTATCCTCTAAATCTTCATCTGTGATAGAATCTAACTCAATCTCATTTGATTGAATCTCAATTAAATCTCTTAATGGCACACCTTCTTCATAATTACTAATTAAGCTTTTAAGTGCTTCAGGTAATGAATTTTTATAGTCTTCAACACCTTCATTAATTTCTGATCTAATTGCCTCAACTAATTGAGTAGCATCTGTAATTTTATCAGCTTCTAAAGAACTAAATAATCCAGCTTCTTCTTTAACTAGATTTACGATACCTCCATAAATTGATGGTTCAGCATCTGTTGTTTCTTTGGTTGTTTCTTCTTGAGTTTCCTCAGTTTCTTCTTCCGGTTTTGCCGTCTCTTCTGGTTTTACTTCTGGCTTTTCTTCTTTTGCAGACTGGGCTGGGGCTTCTATATCCTCCACTACTTCCAAGTTGTCTACATCTAATTCAGCAAAAGCTTTTGTAAAATCTTCTACGTTAATTTCCGTATCCATAATTTTAATTGTTATACAAATGTCCGTGTATGTTTTGACATTTGCAAGGGTTTATAATTTTATTTAAATTTTTCAAATAGCTAAAAGGTTATTTTTGAGTTACTAAAGCTTGATGAATTAATGATGCAAATGTATCTACTAACCTTTCATCCGCAGATAAATCTGCATAACCTGCAAGCTCTAAACAAGCATGTACTAATTCATGAAAGAAAGTTTGTTCTATTTGTAACTGCGTGATTTTGTAGTACTTAGTACTATCTTGTAGCAAGATTTTATTCTCTACAGCTACCCATAAACCACATGCTTTATGAGTCTTGTATAAAGACTTTCTAAATTCAACAGTGATTGTCTGTCCAAATAGATTAAAACTTTGAGGTATTCTCATTATTTTTTAGGTTTAGCTCTTAATTTAATTCTCTCAATCTTCTCTTTAGCAGCAAGTTCCTTTTCTTTTAATTTAATTTGCTTATCCTGCATTAATTCTTGGGACCTATTTTGAACTCTGATAGCATCAATTTTCTTATCTTCAATTTGCTTTTTCATCATAAGTTCTTTCTCTTTTAACATAGTATCCATAGCTTTATGCCTTTCTTGTACAGCAAGTTTATTAGCTTCAGTAATATGTTTAAGATTAAGATCTTGTTGTTTTAATGCTTGCTCACTAGATGCAGCAATATTCTCTATATTAGAACCCTCATCTAAAGCGTAAGCTTTAAGAGTTTCTAACTCAATTTTATTCTCCCTATCTAGCTGTTTATTCATATCCTCTCTATTGAGTTTTTCATACTCTAAAGCGAGTTTATCTTGTTCTAGTTTAACACTAGCTTCAATTTCTTTTTGCTTAGTTTGTTGTTCAGCTTCAAACTGTTGTTGTGCAGCTTCTTTAGATTTAGCTACTTCTTTCTTCAATTTATGTCTGATAGAGCTCATAGAACTATTAGATGTAATAGTCAATAATTGATCAACATCTGTTTTACCAGTCTGAATAGCCATTTCCATAGCACGTTTTAAGCTAGCTAAAGTATCTGTGTCATTAGTGCTATCACTGATCATTAAACCATAATCTGCTTCTACAAACTGATCTGGATCTACAGTAAAGATATTCAGTGACATATCATCCATGAAATATTGGAAGACATTAGTACCGTTTTTAATACAGTATTTAGAAGTCTCTAACAAAGCTTTTAATACTCTAAGTTTAATAGAATCATGTGCCTTAAAATACCATTCAGTAATTGTAGCACTAGCAGCCTGGGCCTCTTGTGTAGTTCCTAATCCAGCATCTGAAGCAATCTGGCCCCTTCTTTGAGGAGTAATACCAGTTACTTTATCTACTTGAGTTTCAATATACTGCATCATAGATATATGCTGTTCAATATATCTACCTTGTTCTAAGTCCATCTCTCTAGCTTGGCCAGACATATTACCAGCAAGTTTACCGGTAGCAGCTCCTTTCTTACCCTCTTTAAACGAGTCCTGAACAGCCCAACCTGTCATAGTTGCATAGTACAGCCATTTATCAACATCCATACCATCTGGTATTAAAGCTGTATCTAATACACCAATTTTACCATGACTTTTTAAGAATCCTAATTCAGTTCTGTACATCAACAAGATATACAAATATTGGTAAGGTTTTACAATATCTACAAATGATTGTACTCTACTTGAGTTGATATTATAAACAGATCCTACATAACCACTTTGACAAATAGAAGGATTATTCATCTCTCTAAATTGCACACTTCTAGGTTTGATTTTAACATAGATAGCATTAGCTATTTTAGTACCTTCCCAGAATTCATTAATCCATAAAGGTTCTATTGTTTCTCCTTTAGTTTCATCTGGTTTATAAGTCTCATCAACATAAGTTTTTTGTTGATCACCATTCTCATCTATGTAGTAAAGGACATTAATCTTTCTTTTAGACATCCAAACAATTCTCATAACCCTAATGTTGTTATTGGAGTCCCAACCTCTGTTAAGCGAGGTATTTAAGTTACTAGTTAGATTAGTATCTGTATAGTCTAAGTAAGTTACTGGCGGTGAGTAGTTAATTAACTGTTGGCCAGTAGATGAATTATAACCACTTCTGGTTTCTAAGTAATCTATGTCTTTAGGTAATAACTCTGTGTGGTATCTATCTACTACTTCAGATAATGGAATATACTGTTCTTCTACAACAACATCTGAATCTTCAATTCTGTTAGAGTGAGGATTAGTTAAAAAGTATGTCATCAAAGGATTACATCTTCTTACTGTAGGCTCACCATTAAACTCATCTACACAGTAAATTTCCTCACCGGCAATTAAGGCATCTTCAAATCCTTTAGCAAATGTTTCTCTTAATTCTAATTTTCTACTAAAGTATTCTAGGATATAAGTAGCAGCTAGTTCTCTCTGTTCTCTGAACTCTAATAAACTGTCTAACTTATCTTGTAACTCTTTTTGGATTTGTTGTTGAAATTGGGGATCTTGTAATTGTTCTGGTGTTGCGTCTATAGTTTTAGAGAAGATTTCTTCTACTTTAGCTCTAATGGCATCTTGCTTTTGTTGTTGTTTAGATGATATAGCATCCGGGTTAACTACTGCCACATGGAAGTCTAACTTTCTATGAAGTTCTTCTCCTAACAGTGACTTTAAATAAGCATTTACTAATGGGTAATTTTTAGGGGTTGCAGGGAAGGTAGCATTTCTGATAGTATTAGGGTTCTGGATTTTCTCAATATCATTGACATTAAGTACTCCATTTACTAGGTTATAATTAGTTTCCTTATTTAACCTGTTCATCCTAATGTTATCATTATACATTAATACCAGACCTTCAGCAGCATCTATGCAATTTTTAGCCCACTCCTCAGTTTTTTCTGAGTCAGGTAGCTTTTGCTTGGGCATTGGTTTTAAACTTGCGGTAAAATTCATATATTTATGGTATTAACTTACAAATATTATTAAAAATTTATTAGACTGTTTGGATTTTCTAAATTATTTTGATTTGTCAAATAGCTATTTACTGTAAAATTCCTTGTAAAGTAATCATCTAATTTTTCTTCTTTAAACCTTTCTTCATAAGAATATTTTGTCCGATCATAGTAAATTAACATCAAGGCTCCTAAAGCTGACACCCTATCAAAGTTGCCATCAGGGTTCCATAAGATCATTTCTTGGATAGCAGGTAAACATCTAAAAGTATGTACTCTCAGTTCTTCTGGTTTATTTTCATCATTAGTAGATTCTTTTAACCACTGAGCTGTGAGTCCTCTGGCATAAGCATTTAAAGGTTGTGAAGGAGTAAATCCTCTTCTTCTATGGCCTGTCTTTTTACCGTTATCTTGAGTAGCTTCTCTGACAATGTTTAGTTCCTCACAGATTAAGTATCCACAGTTCTTACTGTCAAAGTAATCAAAGATACCTTTGTTACTGTTCTCAATATTTACCTGAGCATTATAATACAGTAGTAATCTTCTACAGTTCTCATAAAACTCTTTAGCTTCCGGCCGGCCAGTATATTCAGCTACAATTTCACCGGTGTATGTATCTGCTACATAACAAGATCCTAAGGATGTTGTAGTACTCTCATCAAAGTCATAACTGTCAATACCAGCTACATACTTACCAAATGGAGGATCCTCTGTTAATCTTTTTTTGTAGATAACTATGGCCCCTGGCATGTTCTTGTTGTCTGAGTGAGGGAACTTTAGAATAGGCGTACTGTCAAAGTCTAATTTAAAATCAAACTTTTGGGTTTCTCTATTAAGTTCAAACTTACACACATAATCAGCATCTGCATAAATATGTGGTTTTGTAAATATTTCTGCCTCTTGTTCTTTCAATAGTCCAATAGGAAATTGAGTACCAGTAATCCTCATCAACATTTCTGATGGAGTTAAAGGTAACTCAGCCTTTCTTCTAACTAGTGCATGTGGATCAGAACCAGTAGCTACTAGTTTTCTATCCTCCATAATTATGTTAGTAGCTGTTTCTATATGGCTTTCACCTGTAGTTTCATTATAGGCCCCTGAGTAATTAACTGCAGCACTCCAAAAGTAACCACAAACTGTATTCTCTCTACCGGGTTCCCACTTATTAGTTACTGCGTGAATCCTGTAGGCTTTAGGGTTCCTGAATAATTCTTCAAAACCAGAACTTGCTGCTCCTTCAGTACCACCAGTTCCCATTCCTAATATCAGACCAAAGGTTCTTTTACCATCTTCCATTGATGGTCTTAAAATATTCCAACCGGTTCCTAACTTTCTAAAGTTACCGGCCTCTTCCAAGATAATTAACTTACCACGTTTACCCCTGAGTTTATCAATATCATCACCTACGGTAACTCCAATGATTTCTGATTTCCAACCTTTCTCAATTTTCAATCCTTCAGCATCTATTTCCTGAAAAGAAGATCTTCTATGTAAGTCAGTATTCTTAAAATGTCTTCTTTTACCCCAAGGAGTATAAGTATCCCGGAAGTCCATAATATCCCAGGCTTTAGTTATGATACCATCACCGGTTAAAAACTCTAAACTATAGGCAAAAGCGTATGATTTAGATTTTTCTATGTGAAAATAGTTCCTACAAAGCATACTACCGGCTTTAAAAGACTTACCTTTACCACGACTACCTCCTAAAAAGGCGTGTTCTCCAGATTTTTCAGCCTCATCTACATAGTGGAACCAGTCATAGTCCCCATCCCAGTAGTTAGGGAAGTCTTCAATCCTCTCAGCCTGTACATTACCTGATAAAATGATTCCTCCTGGTGTAGTATTTTCTACTTCCTGTGTTTTCATGATCGGACTATAGTTTATATAGTCATAAAAATAACCGGGAACATAGTCACTACCAAGATTATAGCCTTCAACACACCTTCTTCTTTCTTCTTCCCAGAATTTTACCCATTGAGTACTCCCTGGCAAGAGTTTAGTGTACATGTTGTACTCTTTAAAGTGCTGTCTTACAGCTGTTAACTCACTTATCTCTCTTATATTCATTATTTGTCCTCAAAAAATGATCCTTCACCACCACCTCTGGTTCTAGATTCTTTTAACTTTTGCTCTTTACTAACTTTTTCAACTAGTTTATCCAAAGTTTCTATGATTCCAGCACAGTCTTTTAGGGCCCCG